TATGATACAGTGACTTTTGATATAAGGAGTAAAGAAAAACAATCTATTAGTATCAAAGATACTTACAGTATCTTTACTGATAGTGATTTAGCTAATTGTGTATATGAGGAAGTATAATGAAAGTAAAAATAGCAGAACTTGATATAATTTATTTAAGTTACGATGAACCAAACGCAGAAGAAAATTATGCCGATCTGCTTACAAAAGTTCCATGGGCAAAACGTGTACACGGAGTCGAAGGTTCAGATGCGGCACATAAGGCTTGTGCTAAATTATCAGAAACAGATAGATTTGTTACAGTTGATGGTGATAACACAATCAAACAAGAATTTATTAATCAAGTATTAGACTTTGACGAACATACAGATTTGAAACATAGTGTAATCAGTTGGTGTGGACTTAATACTATAAATGGATTAATGTATGGTAATGGCGGATTAAAATGTTGGCCAAGAGAATTTGTGCTAGAAATGAAAACACATGAAGCGGCAGAGTCTGATAAAGCACAAGTAGATTTTTGTTGGGAACTAAATTATATTCAACAAAATAGTTGGTACAGTTTTGTTCATAATAATAAAACTCCACAACAAGCCTGGAGAGCAGGGTTTAGAGAAGGTGTTAAGATGGCATTGGATCAAGGAGTAAAAGTAAGTAAAGAAGAATTTTTAAAAGGACATTGGAAAAATTTACATAGGTTATGGATATGGTTAATGATAGGACAAGACGTGCCTAATGGTATGTGGGCAATTTACGGAGCCAGAGAAGGATTAGCAATGACGATGCTTTCTGATTGGGATTATGTAAACGTAAGAGATTTTGAATATCTAAATAATTTATGGGCAGGTAGAGATGACATGCCAGAAGATGTTGTACATGAGGAGATATTTAGGCTAGGTGCTGAATTACAGAATGGATTAGATGTTCCTATTGCTATTCAACCCCTAGATGCTGATCAAAGTAAGTTTTTTAAAACTGTTTATCAAAACCCGGCAAGGAGTAGTGATCAGCAATTTATAGACATCGAATGAAATACAGTAGAAACATTAAAGGTAACGAACTACGCAAAATAAATGGTAGATATGAATCTAGATATCTACATGACGCTGAGTATGTCTTCAAAGAGCTAAATGAGGTTAGCCCTAGTTTTTGTTTGGCAAAATGGTTCAATGTTAGTATTCATCTACCAACTGGTAAAACACATAGTTGTTATCACCCCAAAAGCCATCATATTCCTCTTGAAGAAATAGAAAAAGATCCTAGCGCCTTACATAATACAAATTATAAAAAAGAACAGCGTAAAAAAATGCTAGAAGGTGAAAGGCCTGCTGAATGTAATTTCTGTTGGCAAATGGAGGATCATAGTGATCAATTAAGTGACAGAGCATATAGAAGCAAAGATGTATATGAACCTGAAATAATTGAAGAAGCACGTAAGATAGGATTTACAGGAAATGCTAAACCCAGATATGTTGAAGTAAACTTTAATCAAGCCTGTAATTTTAAATGTGCTTATTGTAGTCCAGTACTATCAACGGAATGGCACAAGGAAATTAATGAACATGGTCCTTACAAACTAGCTGATAAGTTACATAATGATATGACATACATGGACAAGCCAAACAACAGTCCAGATAATCCCTATGTACAAGCATTTTGGAAATGGTTTCCTAGCATATATCCTACTTTGAAAACATTCAGAATGACAGGCGGAGAACCGCTAATGGATAAAAATACTTTTAAAATATTTGATTATGTAAAAGAAAATCCAAAAGAAGATTTCAGGTTAAGTATCACAAGCAACTGTTGTCCTCCTAAAGGACAGTGGGCAAAGTTTATGACCAGTATGAGCGAGATATCTGAAAACGTTGATCATTTTATGTTGTATTGTAGTTTAGATAGTTGGGGAGAACAAGCTGAATATATTAGAAATGGAATGAATTTTACAACACTATTAAACAATGTTGAAGATTTTTTAGGAACATGTAAAAGGCATAGTTTAACATTTATTATTACTTTTAATGTTTTCAGTTACAGTGGAATATTTGAATACATTAAGAATATATTAAACTTAAGAAGAAAATATAGTGTAGAAAGACAATTGATCTGGTTTGATATTCCTCCGTTACACAGTCCGGATTTCATGAATGCTAAATTAAATCCAGCAGGAGTTGACGAATTAAATAAATGTATTAAATTTATGGAACAATACAAAGACGGTGAAACCGAAAAACAATTCCAAGGATTTTCAGATTTTGAAATAAAAAAAGTTCAAAGGCTTATTGATTGGATACAAGCACCAACAGATTTTAATAGAACTATAGCAATGAAAAATTTTTACAAATTTTTTATTGAACACGATACAAGAAGAAAAACAAATTTGCTCAATACTTTTCCTGAGATGGAAAAGTTTTGGGAGGAGTGTAAATGGACAGAGTAGATCATATAAAAGAAGTAAGAGATAAGCTGAATAATGTAGGCTGTGGATTTTGTCCTATGAAATGGCTACACGAAACACTTTACTTACACACAGGAGATAATCATAGCTGTTATCACCCTAGACCTCAACACATACCTTTAGAGGAAATAGAAAAAGATCCTAGTGCTTTACATAACACTGATTGGAAAAAACAACAAAGAAAGACAATGCTTGAAGGTGGTCGTCCTGACGAATGCTACTACTGTTGGAATATTGAAGATTTAGAAGGAGATCAAATTTCAGATAGGATGATACATAGTGCGAGTGATTGGGCTGAACCAGAGATAGAAAAAATATCTAAAATGCCCTGGCAGGAAAATATCAATCCAAGATATCTTGAAGTATCATTTGGCAATGGTTGTAACTATCGTTGTGGTTATTGTTGTCCACAGGCAAGTACAATGTGGATGGACGAAATTAAAAAACATGGAAACTATGATCTAACCTACAATCAATATGGAATAGAATTTTTAGATAGAGGAAGATATTATGCTCCTAAAGACGAAAATCCTTACATAGAAGCTTTCTGGAAATGGTGGCCAGATTTACGTAAAGATTTACATACTCTTAGAATCACAGGAGGTGAACCTTTAATGAATCCGGGGGCAATGCAGTTCTTTGATTTATTAGAAAAAGAACCGTCACCACAACTAGAAATAAGTTTAAACAGTAATTTAGGTGTAACAACTGCTAAAATTGACAGACTATATGATCGTATACAAAGTTTATTAGATTCCAAAAAAATTAGAAAGTTTAGTTTGTTTACAAGCATTGAAGGTTGGGGAGAACAAGCTGAATATATGCGTACAGGTTTAAAGTGTCCTCATTGGGAGCGTAATTTTAAAGAAGCTATTAGAAGAAATTTCAAGGTTAACATCATGTGTACGTTTAATGTCCTATGTGTTGGCACATTTCAAAACTTTTTAAATAAAGTAATTGAATGGAGAAAGGCACACGGAAAGGAAAGTATTGCTTTTGATACACCTTATTTAAAAGAACCACCACACTGGATGATAAACATACTTCCGGATCAGTTTAGAAAATACATGGATGAACATTTAGAATTTATGAAGGATAATATAGAATGGTTTGAAAGTGTAGAAATAGCTAAAATGGAACGGGTAAGAGATTACATGTATCAAAATCCTGTGTCAGAAGAAAAAATTAAGCAAGGAAGAAGAGACTTTTACAGTTTTTTCAAAGAAAATGATGCTAGATTAGGCACTGACTTACTAAAAACTTTTCCTATGTATAAAGACTTTTATGAATATTGTAAAGGAATATATGAAACCTATGATAAATGATCAAAACAGACATAGTTGGTGTGTAAACGCTCATCATGCTTTTAGTGGTAATAATGATGGTACCACTAAAATATGCTGTATGCATAGGAATCACGAGGAAGATATCAAACTTGGCTTGAATACGGTAGAAGAAATAATGAATAAAGATGAGTTTAAGGAGATCAGAAGAGATCTTGACTTAGGACATCGGCATGATGCGTGTACACTTTGCTGGCAAGAAGAAGATGCTGGCAGAAAAAGTAAGCGTATGCGTGATAATGAAAGATATATTTGGGAAATGGACACAGGTCATCTCAAAGGTCCGTATGAGGGTGTAGCAAAAGTTGAATTAAATTTAGGAAATACTTGTAATCTAAGTTGTAGAACTTGTCAACCAGCGATAAGCAGTGGTTGGTATAAAGAATTTTATGAGCTTTATAGAAAAAATGAAATGACATATAAGGAATTTGCTGATTCTATGAAGCGTTACAATTTGTATTACGCAGATGATAGTCCTTTTTGGCCAGACATAGAAAAAAATCTACCTACTATCAAACAGTTTGACTTCTACGGAGGCGAACCATTCATGAGTAAAAGGATGTGGCATCTATTACAGGTGGCAGTTGATAAGAATTACAGCAAAGATATTTCGTTACATTATAACACAAATGGTACACACTGGCCTAAGCAGGTAAATCTTTGGAAAAATTTCAAGATGGTTAATCTTAGTTTTAGTATTGACGGTATAGGTGATCAATTTACTTACATGAGATATCCAGGCAAGTGGAGTGAGGCAAAACAAACTATTGAAAACAGTATAAAATTAAAGGAAGAAAATCAGAATATGTTTTTAAGCTGGTGTATTACAATAAGCACTACAAATATTTTTGATTTACCTGAAACTATCAATCATTGGCACGAATATTACAAGCCTCATAACATAGGATTATATCTTAATCTTGTACACGGACCTGAATATTTTAATATCAGTTACTTACCAACTGAATTAAAAGAAAAAGCCATTGCTAGTTTTGACAGGGTGCCTAAAGAAAACGTTGATGCTTGGACTTGGATACCAGGAATAATAAATTTTATACAAAACGGACAGCCTAAGAAAGACTTATGGAAAAAATGGCTTGAGAAAACTGAGATACATGACGCTTGGAGGAATCAAAATTACAAGGAGACGTGGCCTTTCTTAAATATGGCCACGAGAGATTATGAATAATTTTTGGAACTATGAATCTCTTGATCAATTACACATTGAATTAACCAATGCGTGTAATGCCGCTTGTCCTATGTGTGTAAGATTCCATAAAGCAAGTCCGCATATACGTCCTGATCTCACAATAGGACAAATCACGCTAGAAAAATTTAAGCAATGGATACCACCTGAAGTGTTAAAACAAATAAAGATAATTTTATTTTGTGGAGTTCACGGTGATCCTTGTGTAGCAAAAGATTTTTTGGAAATTTGTCAATACATTTCAGATAACATGGACTATACCGAAGTACACGTAAACACAAATGGTGGTATGAGAACACCAGACTGGTGGCAAAAGGTAGGAAAGCTATTTAACGACAATAAAGGAAAGAGATGGCACATAACTTTTAGCATTGATGGATTACAAAATACAAATCATCTGTATAGAAGAAACGTAGTATGGGGAAAATTGATTGCTAATGTGAAGGCGTACAATTCGCAAGGAGCTGTTAGTATATGGGATTACCTAGTTTTTAAACACAACGAACATCAAATAGCAAAAGCTAGAAAAATGTCGAAAAAACTAGGATTCAAACATTTTCTTACAAAAAAATCCTTAGGTGTTGATAACGGAAAGTCCTTAAAAGGCATGCCAGCATTGAATAAAGACGGAAAACTAGACTATTGGATAGAAGCTCCTGAGAATAAAGAGTATAGAAGTTTAGAAGAACCAGTTGGAGATACAGAATACAAACATTATCCTTTTGATGTAGAAGAATACAGAGAATTAAAGAAGAGAAAAGCAAATGATTACAATTTATGGCCTATTGCGGTAGAAAATGTTTATCCAAATATCTTGGATGAAGCAGATTATAAAAAACAGGATAGTTGTAAAATATATTGTAAAAGTCAAAATCTAAGAGAAAACGGAGATTTGAAAAAGGAAGTGTTCATTGATTGTTCAGGTATTGTTATGCCTTGTTGTTATATGGGTACACACCTAGTAGGAAGATATACTTGGCCAAACTATGCAGTTACATAATCATATGAACAAGCATGGTTGGGAATATTTTGATTTACACAAGTATTCTTTACAAGAAATTTTAGATGGTAATCATTTAAACGATGTGTTTGCTAATACATGGGAATTAGAAAGTATTGCTAAAGGAAAAACTTTATTTTGTGCTAATACCTGTGGAAAAGTAAGTGCTATTGACGCAATATTTTCACATCCAAGTATTAAGACAGACAAGTTTGTGAATAAAAGAGTAGAAATAATAGAATGGCATAAGAAAAACAATGTATGATATAGTGTTTATAAGTTACAAAGAACCAAATGCGGAAGAAAATTTTTCTGATTTGTACAAAAGGTTTAATACTGTTACTATGTTTGGTGATAGAGTTAAACGTGTGAAAGATATAAAAGGAATACACAACGCACATGTTGAAGCGGCCAAAATGGTTTCCACTAGTTACTTTTTTATTGTAGATGGCGATGCTAAGATAATGCCAGACTTTAAATTTGATTATACTACAGATGATGAAGATTTTGTTCATGTATATAGAAGTGTCAATCCTATCAATGACTTGGTGTACGGATATGGTGGAGTCAAATTATTTCCTACAAACCAAACAAGAAATATGGATACTTCTACAACTGATATGACAACAAGCATAACCAAGAATTTTAAAATTATAAATGAGATAGCAAACATCACAGCATTTAACACTGATCCTTTTAATACTTGGAAGAGTGCTTTTAGAGAGTGTGCTAAACTATCTAGTAAAACTATAAGGAGACAGAAAGATGACGAAACAAACGCAAGACTTAAAACTTGGACAACCGTGGGACACGATAGACCTTTTGGGAAATACGCTTTGGCAGGCGCTACCGCTGGTATGGAGTTTGGCCTTTCTGGGGGGTCTGATCTTCGGTTGATAAAT